AATTTCTGGCAATGCACAAACTCAGTGCAAATCAAATCGCTATGAAATTCCAAGTGCCGCCGTTTATGATGGGCGACCTCAGCGATTCCAGTGTCTTGCAGAATACAGCAGAACAGAAGCTGTTTTTTTGGGAACAATGTATAATGCCTCGCCATCGAGCGTGGAAGGAACTATATGACCGGTTTCTTATCCCGCTTATTATTGCGAACACACCGCTCAAAAACAAACCGGGGATTCATTGTGAATTTGATTATAGCGGTGTCGATGCACTGCAATATATCAAAGACCGTCAAATTGACCGTTTGACTAAATCATTTCCGAATGCAGGTGTAACTCCGAATGAAATTCGACAAGCGGCTGGACTCGAACCGATAGACACCCCGGAAATGAACTCGACTTATATCGGATTTACGATGGCGGCTCTTTCGGTAAAGCCGCCGGTAGTTAAGTCACTTCCCGCGCCGTCACAGCGCGATAAAATGATACAAGAGGCGACTGGCTTAGTAAAGAAAATCGCTATTGATATCCAGGCGAAGGCGGCGATCCAGACATTAGCTAAGTTCAGACGAGGCTTTGAGAATAAATTTAGAGATACGACAAGCGATCTATTCGACAAACAGCGTGGAGTTGTGATTGCTAAGTTACGCGAAATCGGAACTAAGAGCTATGTCCAGCGTGCCGCGTATGAATATATCGATGACATATTCGATTTGCAGTATTGGATTACAGAATTTGCGAAGGGGCTTTCACCGATAGAAGTGGAATTAATGCTGCAGGCGGCTCAGTTGATAATAGATGGCTGGTCGTTAGATGCAGTGATTGACATCACAAATCCGGGAGTGCAAGCGAGGTTAGGAGCGCGGTTAAAGGAATTTTCTAAAATTCAGGACACTACAAAGGATGCGATCATTGCAGAGTTGAAGGCGGGGAACATTGCAGGCGAGGGGATTGAGGCTTTAGTCAATAGGATTGACCAAGTATTTGATATTGCATCTACTTCGCGGGCGCGTACGATAGCGGTAACAGAGACGACTTATGCGCAGAATGCAGGGATAAACGAGGCAATGATAGCGGGCGGAGTGCAGAGCAAGATGTGGCTTTCGATGCGTGATGGTGAGGTGAGGGATGCACATAGCAAAGCCGATGGTCAAATCGTATTAGTAGGTCAGCCGTTTTTTGTCGGTGGTGAAAGTCTGGAATTCCCCGGCGGTGGTAAAGACGCCGCTAATAACATAAATTGCAGGTGTGCAACTATTCCAGCGGCAGAACCCGCATAATATAGTATATCTCTATTGATTTAATACTTTTAGTTTTACACAAATTACAGGGCACTTAGTCGGAACTCCTTAGCCCTGTGGAGTTCCGACGGTGCCCTTTTTATTTGAACTCAAAAGAGGATAAATACGATGGGATTAATCAAGAAATTAAACGATAAACCGCGCTCGCGGGCGGGATACTCCATTAAAGCAATAGAAGAGCCGGGTAGCGGGAAAGATAGGGAAGGTATTATCCGTTTTCGATTGACGGAATTGGCTGTCGATAGATATTCCGAAGTGGTAGTCCCTGACGGTGGCAAACTTGATAATTACAAGCGGAATCCAGTCTTATTGTTTGCTCATAATAACTGGGCGCCTCCTGTCGGTAAACTTGACACTCCCAGTTTTGAGCAAACACCTCAGCATTTAGATGCGGATGGTTTATTCGCTACCAAATTGGATGACTTTTCAAGATTACTTTATGATATGTATATTAATGAATTTATGAATGCGGTCTCAATCGGGTTTATGCCGATTGAATGGTCAGATGAGCCAATGATAATGGGACAAAAGGGTATTACTTTCAAGGTATGGGAACTTTTGGAAGTAAGCTGCTGTCCAGTTCCCGCGTTACCGTCTGCTCTGCAAGCGGGGAAAAGCATCACCGATATTGACCTTGATTTTTATACTGAATCCATAAAGCAGTTTATCAATTTCCGGGAAAAAGCAGAGCAAATGGGGCGTTGGGGGCGGGATTTAGACGCTATTTGGACAATGGATTCCGAACTGCAAAAGGCAATTTTAACCCCGGATAATATCTCCGAAAAAGCGCAAAAGCAATTACTGGAAATCCAAAACAACTATGCGATGCTTAACTCTAAACACGCGGATTTAATGCGGAATAACGCGCTTTTGCGTGAAAAACATAGCCGTGCCCTGCAGACTATCGCGCAATATGAGCGCGCAGATAAGCAATATTAAAGCAATCTCTCATCACAATAAATTGAAAGGAAGGCATACCAATGCTGAAATTCAAAACTATTACAGAAGCCGAAAGCTATGTCCGTGATAAATACAAATATCTAACGGATGAGAAAGCTATTTCCGAAATGGCTCAGGATTTATTTAATCAGAGTCAGGAAGCGGAAAAGGCTTTATCGGCTGCTATCAGTGCAAAAACCGATGACTCCGCGCCCGCACTATTGAAGGCGGCAACCGAAATCCTCGCGGCTACCCGCGCCGGCGAACACCTCGACAAAGACAAGCAGTACGAAATTCACAAGGATTTGCAAGCGCGGCTGGAAACGGAAAAGAAAGAAGCCGAAATGGTTAACAACGAAAAAGCTTTTGAGCACAACATTGAAAAACTGCGTGACCAAGCCAGCCCGGAATACAAATCCGCCGCCGAACCCTTTGCTCGTCATATTTTAAGGGCGAGTATTTTACAGGCTTTGACTTCAGGAACACCTACCGAATCCCTGCGCGAGCCGCAAATCAAAACGCCCATTTGGGATATGGGATATACCCAAAAGAATATCGGCGTCAAATCCCGCGAGCAGTGGAACAAAATGCTAAATGCGTTTCAAACGAAAGATGCGAACCGTCCCGGTACGGCGGGCGCGGGTGCCGAATTCGTTCAAGATACCCTTTACGGGATTGTAATGGATTTGGTACGGGTACGCGAACCTTGGATTGACCGGTTATTCCGCATCCAGATGGCGACTTCCGTTGTAAAAATCCCCAAAATCCTCACCGATGGCGATGTAGAAGTATGGCAAGCGGGCGCGGGCGCGGGCACTTTAGGCGACCCCGGTGCAGGTGATGCGGCTGTCTCCGCCCCGGAGACTAAACTGGGAACGGATAAATCCACGCTCACCGCGAAACGGATGTGGGGACGCGTTGGCTATGATGACGATATGCTGGAAGATACCGCTATTCCCTTCCTGCCTATCATCGAAGCCAATTTTATCAACTCCATTACTACCCAAAAGGCGAAAGCGATTTTGCGCGGGGATACTTCGGTCGGTACTACCAATATCAATTATGATGGCGGAACGCCTTCGACCACGCCCGGCGGTGCCTCGCCGTACACCATTTTTGACGGCTGTGTGAAAACCGCGCTTGATGCCGGCACTGGCTATGTAGTCAATGCTGCAGCTACTCTGGCAAATTCCCATTTTGAGAGTATGCTTAAACTCTCCGGCAATCAGGAATATGGGATGATTCCGCAGGATTCAATTTGGGTAATGAATTTCGCTACCTATATCGCCGAATTGATTATGTGTAATCTGGTGGTAGTCACCGGCACTAATTTAATCGCGCCCATCGGCTCTGTCAAGGATGGCGTTCTGGTCAATCTGCTTGGACACGATGTTTATGTATCCGCCGGATTGCCTCTGACCGATGACAACGGCAAAGTCTCTTCTACCGCCGCGAATAATGACCAGAAAAATGCAGTCAAAATACATACTCAGAGCATCATATTAGGTGAATACAAGGGACTTTCCTTTGAAGTTTTCCGGGAAAAATCCTTGCAGAACTGGCTGGTCGGTGTGATGCGTATGGATTTGGCATTCCTTCGCGGGGCGCGTTCGGCACAGTATTTGTATAACGCTGATTAATTTCGCTATTCTTTACCGGGGGCGTGAAATCCCGCCCCTTAACTCAACAACAAATAATCTCTTTTATAAGGATAATGAAAATGAAAAAGAAACTATTAATTTCACTGCTAATTTTGGCAGTAACTCTCCCGGTCTTTGCGGGCGACTTAATTGGCTACAATCCCTTTTACGATGGGGTGTCCACCGCTGGAAGTCAAAGCCCCCTGCAGAGACAAATTGACGAGCTTGGATTGGTGAAGTTTGTCAATAAGACCGGCGTTGCACTCGCCCCCGGAATGGTATTAATTCCCGATATTACTGCTGGACAAGGCTTGATTACGGTTTACACTGCAGCAGTGTTTGACGATTCCACTGCATTAACTTTAACTAATACATTGACCAGCGAAGTAGGCGAATTCCGATTAATATTTACCAATTCCGTTGCGGTTTTCGATGCGGGCTATGTCTCAGTTATAGGCAAAAACGCTACCGGCAATACTCTTAGCGAAACAATCTTAATGCATGTCGATGCAAGTTCAGAAGTAGTATCTAACTTGACTTATAAATCAGTTACCAGTATTACACCGCTTGACATTGACGATACCCAAGATGGCGCTAAATTAGGAGTTACAGCTAAAGCGGTTAATGCTTTCTGTCTGCCTGCCGCGACGGCTTCCCTCCAGACTGGCGCGGGAGTTTGTTATGGCGCGGTCGGTGGCTTCGATGTTACTTCCGTTGCCGATGAGGGAACTGGCTGGATGGCAACTAAACAAGGCGCTGTAATGCGAGTCTATGTCTATAAAGCAGACCAATCACCCGGATTGGTTTTAGGGACTTCTGCAACTGTTGCAGGATATTTAGGCGCTACCACTGCGGTAAATGCGACAGAAGTGCCCTGGACTGGATTGGCTCGACTTATAGACTGGAATAGGGCGGAAACCCCTACTGCCAGACGGCTGTATGTAATTTGGCTTGGTGGGAATTAATGATGAGCCCGAACAGAGAACCTACTTCTTCGGATAAATCTCCGAATAAACAGTACCCAAAATACAATAATAGGATGTTGGGCGGTTACGAACGCCGCCCAATGTCCACTGAAATTAACTCTAAACAGGAGAAAAAAGACGATGGAGTACATCTTCAAAAACGATGTAAGGGATAAATTCGGGAATATTATTTATCGCAAGGGCGAGAGTTATTTCGCTAATGAGAAATCCTTGCAGGCGAAAATCGATGCAAAAGACTTCAAAAAGAGCGATTTTGAAGCACCTGAACCCGCAAAAACCCCGGAAAAAGGTAAATAATTGTTTTACCCTCGGAGCATCTCAATAGGTGCTCTGAAAGTAAAATCATTTAGAAAGAGGCAAATAATGAAAAAATTATCAATATTACTCTTAATTTTGGGGATTACAATCCCGGTTTTTTCGCAAGGGTCGCGGGTGCTGGAACGCTATCCCCGTGACCAGAGATATGCGCTGAATATTCTCCCGGAACTCGGCGGCTGGAAATATGCGGGAACAGGTACGATTACGGTCGATAGCGCAAGTATTGACAGTACATCTTTTTATTTCGATTATTCCGATTTTGACTCGTCTGTTTATCGTACCAATATTCAATTATTGGCATCTTTGACGGGCGGCGCGGCGGCAAACTACCAGCCCTTATACGGATATTATAAATTAATCAATTACGCGGGAACGGCTTCCGCCGATAGCTTCTGGATTAATGATATGATCTCCGAATGGTGGTCAAATAGTAAAGTCTATGTCATTTCTCTCCCGCCCGCGCCCGCGCCCGCGAAGGGAATTAAGTGCTTTATTGTCAATACAGGGATTGCTACCATAACTGCATCTGTGGAAATTTGGACAGGTGAAGCGGGGATGTTCTCAAATAGTTTTGAAACATATTCGATGGCGGATACGATAAACAGTGATACTACAAGCGGGGTTTTCCCGGTCATTAATTTGAACGGATTACATTCGATTATAGTAACACTGGATTCGATAAATTGTGATTCTGATTCGATTAAGTTTGAAATCCGTCCCGCGTGGACATACACGGGCGCGCCCGCAAACACGCATTGGATTGAATTGGATTCGCTTAAATGGCGGGATTGGACGGACGGATATACCAGACTTGAGAGTATAGACGGTTATTTACCGCCCTGTCCTTTTATAGAATGGCAAGTTTATTCCGGGGCGGTTGCCGGGGATACAGTAGGAGTCACTATTCAATATGGAGGTTACCGCAAATGAAGAAAATCCTATTAGCATTGATTATTTTAGCTTTCGCCGGTGAAGTTTTCGCGGTCGAATGGGATGAGCTAAAATTCTATCCTCGGAAAAATCGAAATGAAACAATCACCGCTCCGTGGACTTTTACCGATACCTGCTATTTTGCAGAGATTAGCGCCGAATATGTCTTAGTCGACAGCGTTGTGGTGACTTATCTCAATGCCAATTATGTCGATGGGGATTCTATGCTATTACAGACTGGCGGTAAATTCTATTTTGGGACTGACAAGACTGACTATATGTGGGAATATGCGGACGGGTCGATTAAGTTTGTCTTTGACAATGTGGATGTGCTGGAGATGGGGGCATCTGGATTGCAGGCATTTTACGCATTGATTGATTGGATATCCGCAGATTCGGTAGAAAGCGAATGGGCTTCCTTTGATTCCCTGCTAATGGGGCTTGGACACGAGATAGTTTGGGACGATGATGCTGATACTTATTTCAAGGCGACCGGCGACGATGCCTTTAAAGCTTACAGTGGTGGCGTAGAAGCTTGGGGCTTTAACAACACGCTATTTCAGATTAGCCGGGAAGTTACGGTGGACAGTAACGCAACTTTTAGCCAATCGGTGTATATCGATGCCGGAGATACATTGCATTTGGAGGGGGCGGCGGGAAATTGTTATGTACGAAGACAGGCAGGCGCTGATAAAATAGAAATATTTTCCGGGGCGATAGCGGCAGAGTTTAATGTTGGCGGAATGACATTTTCCGGGACAAGCTCAGGACCTTTAATTGCATATTCCGGTGCAACAGCAACAGCCCCAACATTAATTCCAAATGAAGCTCAAGTTACTACCGGGATAGGTTGGACAAGCACCGGAGATACGGCGCTTGTATTAATTACCAATGCAACATCTGGACTTTATGTTTATGAGGATTCGGTAAAAACAGATTTGCTTACGGTTTTTAATTTAATTTATGCTGATAGTATTGATTTGAATTATGCAGACATCACCAATGTAATTACTTCAATGACTATCGGCGGGGCGTATATTTACCGGGCGGGTGGAACGGATGTTCCTTATACTGACGGAGGGACAGGATTATCGGCTTACTCGCAAGGCGATATTTTATATG